TGGTCCATGGCTGGCCGAGGTCGGGCGTGTCGCCGGTCGAGCTGGTCCACACAGTGCCGTACATGACATCGTCGCCCGTGACCTTGATCAGGTGGTTGGATGTGTTTACGGCCCCTACTACGAACGTGTAGAAAGCGCCGCTGCCTGTTGCTGCCGGGAGCGTCTGGGTCAGGGCCGCGCCGGTGCCGGTCAGGAGCATGATCTTGCCGTCGTGTTGTTCGGGGGTCAGGCTCGTGCTGGCCGCAAGCGTGGCAATACGGTTGCCCGCCGTGTTGTAGCGTCCGAGGTCGCCTAATGTGAGTGCTGGCATGGTTTCTCCTTTAGATTAGACATGAATGGGTTTGCAGGGTCCCGGTGCCTTGCTTGGAATTGTCAAAGCCCATGAGATTATTATATTCGTCTGTGGCAAGCCGCCTGAAATACGCTTCCATCTTTTCATCCTGCCTGATTCCGCCATGAATGCGGGACAGGGCTTCATAGACGATCAGGTCTTCCGCCTCGTCCGTGAAATCGTTGGAAAGCGCGTTGTCCGTGCCGTCGGTGGCGAATGCGCTATAGTCCTTGATGCCCCTGACAACGGCGGAATAAGCCTCGTCCGGGTAATAAAACAGCTCATATCCGTCATTGCGGTAGGTCCAGATATAGGGCCTGCCCTGCTGTTCGTCGTTTGCCGCGTCGTAGATCGCGGAACTTACTTTTGTTACGTCGTATCTCTCGTCCTGGTCGATGATGACCACGCCCTGATTTTCGAAGACGACCAGCGGCGTGACCGTCAGAAGATTAAGCATCGGATCGTTCGTGCTCAGAACGACCGTTTCCTCGAACTCGTTGAACCAGAAGCTGCGGCGCTTCCAGAACCGGACCGATTCGTTGACGGCATCGATGATGCTCGGGGCCGACACCACGACATTGCCCGTATCCAGAAGTTTCTGGGCAATGCGCGTTGTCAGGGTCCCGAGCGCCGTCATCGATTAGATACTGTCGTAAGAGAGGACGGCCTGGCCCTTGAGGGCTCCGGTCGTCGAGGTCGGGCCGCCGCCGACGGTGGCGGTGATCCAGCCATCGGCGGTCGCAACCCAGTCGAGGCCCGCGTGCTCGTCAAACGTGATGAGTCCGCCTGCCTGCCCGGTCGTCAGGGCCGTGGCAAAGGCGTCGGGATCGCTAGTCAGGGCCGTCGAGTTGTAGGTGTAGCCGAAGTCAAGCGTCAGAGACGCCGCCGTGGTCAGGTCGGCAACGTGGAACTGGGATGCCCCCTGAATGAAGCGCGCACCCTTCTGGAAGGGAACGAGCTTCAGCAAGGTTCCGACCGTGGAACCGGACGTCACGGACAGAGTAAAATACTCCGCCCGGTTCGCCCCGCTGCGGTCGACCTTGGCTTTGAGGAAGTCCAGGTCGGTGCCTGCGTACCTGCTTGATACTAATGTGGTCATGTCAGTTTCTCCTTACGACGTGTGGGCTGCGGCATAGGTCGAGATGACCATGGTGCCGATGTCTTCTTTCGAAGACGGCTGCATTTTCTTCAGGCCCCAGATCAAGCGGCCTTCAATGCCCTTGTAGTACTCGTAATCCTGCAGCTCGGTCTTGTACTTGATGGGAACATTGCTGTCAGTCAGCCTGCCGCCCATGGGGGAGGCAAAGGACAGGGCATCGCGGCCGACCAGAACAGCCCGCCTGACGGTTGTGATGACCGTGCTGTTTGAGCCGTTGACACCGTAGGCCACGCGGGGGTGGCTGTAGATGTTCACGTTCTGGTACTTTCCGAGCGCGACCATGTTGTTTTCAAAGCGGTCCTCGATGGCTGAGGACTTACCACCCTGAACGCGGGCCAGCTGGTTGGTATACCACTGTATCGCGCCGGTCGTGTCGTGGCGGAGGTCGATTTCCTGTTCAGGAGAGACAAACAGATCGTAGGTGTTGCCAGACAGCATCCCGATCTTTTGCGTGGACAGCCGCGCTTTTTCCAGGGCGTAATCGACCAGCTTGAGGCTCATCTTGTCGGATGAGGTCAGAGCCTGGTCGGATGCCTGGTTGTTGGCGCGGATGATCCGGTTGGTTGAGGGTGCGACCGGCGTGTTATGCCCGTAGATATTCACCAGCTTTTCGGTGGCGGTGCTGTAGGTCGTCCCGTCCACGGTCAGCGAAGTCGGGTCGGCCCCGGCCATGTGCTGGAAGAACGCGGTGTCGATCCATTCGACGAAGCGGTTTTTAATCGCCCGGCGAGAGTTCTGCTCGAAATCGACGTGCGTGCGTAGCGCCTCGATGGTGTCTTCGTCGTTCGGGTTTTTAAAGCCGTACCGCTGGACGTTCCAGACCATTGAGTGTGAGCGCAGCTCAAGCGCTTCTTCATTGCCCGCGAGCGTGCCGCCTTCGCCGATAGCCTTGCCGGTGCCTTTGCCGACATAGGCAAACGTGACCTGGTCGCCCTTTGCGGCCATACCAACCTCGGGCGGGATATAAACCGCACCGGAGTTCATGAAATGGCCGAATACGGATTCCTGCGCGACCTGCAGGAAATCCTCTTTCGCCCACAGCTTTACTGTCAGGGCGTTCGTGGTTAACATTTGAGTGGTTGACATATTGTCTATCCTCGTAAGTGTTGATGAAATGACCAACACCGTCGGACAGCCCTTTAAAGTCGGCGATGACCTGCGTTTGATGGACGGGCGCGACCCCGGAGTGACGGAGAGATGTTTACCATCATCACTGATGTCACGATTGAAGCCCGTGCGGCCTGCCGTTTATCGTCGGCGAAGACGGCGAGGTCAGGCGCTAGCGATTGCGGCCTGTTTCTCCTCGCGGGAAAGCTGTTTGAACTTCGAGAGCGGCATATCGATGATGCTCTCGGCTGTGACGCGCGCGCTGCCGGACTTGCCGCCCGCGCTCAATGGCGATGCCGCGCGCTTCTTGTTCTGTGCGATCTTGTCAAGATCGGGGCCGTCTGCCTTGGCAGGTGCGGCTGGTTCTTCCTTGAAGCCGTAGGTATCCTTGGCCATAAGGTACAGGTACTCAATGGGATTATAGCCGTTGTTCACCGCCTGCGAGGCCATATGCAGGATGCGGTCGGTCGTGAGCTTTTGAGCCTGCGCGGGCGTCAGTGACGGATTGAGGGCAATCAGGCTGTCGGCCAGCCGCTGCCTCATGTGCCCTGCGGCCTTGTCGTAGTCTGGCACGCTCGCCTTGAATTCCTGCTCAAGCGATACGAACTCCTGCACGGCCTGGCCGTAGGTGCGCTCGCGCTCGATCTCCTGCAGGGTCTTGGCCGTGCCGTCGAGGCGGGCATCAATTGCGGCCTGCTTCTTGTCGATCTGCCGGTCGCGCCAGTCGAGCCAGGCTTCACGGTCTGCCGCCTTGTCAGGCTCTGCGTCCGTGTCCGGCTTGGCTTCTTGGTGGCTAGCTGGCTTTTCTTTTTGCGCGCGGAGCTGCGCCAATTCGGCCTCCAGGGCGTCGGCCTTGCGTTTGGCTGCCGCGCTTTCCATGCGCAGGCGGGCATATCCGGCTGAACCAAGGTCTTCCTTGGGCTTTTGGTCTGCGGGTTCTTCTGCTGCGGGCTCGTCAGCCGGGGCAGGTTCAGGCTGGTCCTGCGGCTCAGGCTCGGGCGCTTCCGGCTTGGGCTCGGTCGCCGGTGCCTGAGCTTGTGCTGCATCAAGCTCGGCCAGTTTCTTTTTATCGTCTTCTATGGAATCAAGCAGAGACATGCGGCTCCTTGCCAGTTGACCGTGTAATGAATTCCGTATTGGCCCACGCCTGTTCATCCAGTGGGGCCAGTTCGATATATGGCACAAAGACATCCGCGTCGGGCCTATTGCGACCGACATGCCATGTTACGCGGAACGGCGTTGGTTCACCGTCAAAAGGCGCCTCGGTTCTGGCTGTCAGGTTTTTGATACCCATATCCGGGTGGGTGCGCAGGTGATCCAGCATCCGCTGCATCAATTTGGCCGTCCACTCATCTTTTGCCGATAGGGTCATTTACGTCTGCGCCGTTTGTACGGGCCGTATGGCCGGTTTCTTTTCCTTCATGCCGATTTTACGCATATTCTGGTTTTCAAGTCCAGCCTGTTCCGCTTCTTCCAGCGTCTTGACGGTGTCGGCCCCTGATTTCTGGGTTTCGGCTTTGATCTTACCAACATTGGCGATATTGAGCGCGACCTTTGACAGCTTTTCCTTAACATCTGCCTGTTGAACTTCGCCCATGGCCTCCTGCAATGCAGCTTCAAGCTGCTTGACATAGGCCGGATCGATCTGCGGTTCCTCGGGCGTCAGGGCCTGCACGACCTTGGCTTTATCCTCGCTGGACAGGCCCATATCCTTGATCGCCATGGCCAGCAGGATCTTGCCCGCCGGGTCGCCGGTGACGAGCAGCTTGTCGGCCATGCCGGTCAGGATCGCCGCGCGCTCCTCTTTCTCGGTCGGCGTCGTCGGGGCTTCCTCTATGGCAACATCGTATTCGGCGGAAAGCTTGTCGGGGTCGAGGGGAACCAGCATCACCTGTCCGTCGGCCCCGGTCACACGGAAGAGCGCGGTCGGGTTGTTCTCGGCGAGAATCCGCATCATATCCAGCATCAGCCGTCCGTCCTCGCGCTGGTAGAGCGTAACCGCGTCGAAGTAGCAGGCGAGCACCGAAGTCACCTGCTTGATCCGCTGGCGCTGCAGGGCCGCAGTCTCAAGGCGGCTTTCCGACGAGCCCAGGAACGTCCGGTCAATCCCGATCACATCAGGGATGGCCTGGTCTGAGAGCTGCAGTAGCTGCTCAAGGCCCGTCGGCTGGTAGATTTCACGTTTGGCCTGGATCTTGCCGCCGGACAGCGCCCCGTCCTCGACCTCGACGGCCGCAGACGGATCGTTGTAGCGGGCCTCGAATTCCCGGATTTTCTTGATCGCCGATTTCTCGAACATCACGCCGCCCTTGGCACCGGCGGCGATGGTGTAGAGAAGCTCCGTCATGGCCTTGCTGTAATACGTGGCCGGGTCCATCATCGGATTGACCAGGCCTTCCCAGCGTTTTTCCTTGTCGTTCCAGTCGCCGGTCTTGAACTTGATGGTAAAGCCCTGCTGGGTCAGCAGGCGGAAGCTGGAAAATACCTTCGATCCGGACAGGACGGCCCCGAAATAGGCCCGGCGTTTGAATTTCGTAAACACGACGGATTCGCCGAAGAACTCCCGCAGGGCCTGCATCTGCCCGGCCGAACAGTTGAGTATCCGGGCGCGCGGATCGAGCGTGAACATGCTGTCTTCTTCGGACATGCCCGCCACGTCCTGCAGCTTCATGAATGCAAACTGGGTCTCGGCCGGGTCCGTCAGTTCGAACAGGGGATTGTTTGCCCGGTAGTAGTTTTCTATCTCATACCACTGGTAAAAATAGACGTTGACCGTGTCTTTGGGCTTGCTCGCATATTCGAGGTCGTCGATGACCGCCGTATATGGGCCGCCGTCCGGGTTATAACGCTTCGGCCCCTGCTCCGGCCTGCCGTCCTCGAAATCGTCCTCGTCGGCGTCAAGCAGGTCGATTGCCTCCTGACGGTCGTATTCCTTCTTGTACCAGACCCAGCGGGCATCCAGCAGGTTGGCATGGCGGGCCGATGGGTCCCATCCGACGCACAGCGGATCGAGCCTGCCCTTGATGATCTCGCCGTTCGGGTCGGTCGTGACATATCCGTCGCCGTAGCTCATGGCTGTCTCGATGGCACCGTATCCACAGGTCAGCATGTCGCCGTCCACCTGCGTTTCGTGCTGGTCGGCGTTCGCGTTCTCGCGGATATAATCGTGATAGGCGTTCGCGTGTTCGCTGTACTGCACGCGCTCGGCGTCATCGGTCAGGCGGGCGATATATTTAGCCTTGCGCCGGTTCTGCGCCATGAACCCCTTGACGGCATTCACATAGGGCTTGACCTTGTTGAACTGGATCATCACGGACTGCTTGCGCCCGCGCCCGGCGTTCGTCTCTACCCGGTCCTTCCAGGCCATGAAATCGCCGGAATAGAACTCAAGGCATTTGACCGTATTGTCATACTGGCGCTGCAGCGTCTGCGCCTTCCGGTCGGTGAATTCCTTGATGATCTCTGCGTTGGATTTCACGCGGGATTACCAGTTTGTCCAGTCATCGGCTTGTCTTTCTGTATAATTTGTTTCGGCCTTCGCGGGCCAGCTCAGGGGCAGGTCCGGCTCGGCGATGCGGGCCAGGCCGTCCAGCATGTCATCATGAACAGGGACGGGGAACGCCGCGTATTCTTCCTCGATGAAGTCGCGCACGAGGTCGCGCAGGACACCCTCATAATCGGTATACATCAGGCGGCGCGGGAACCAGACACGGCCCTGCTCGAAGTATGGTATCAGACGCTTGATCCGGTCGTTCTTCGGCGTCTGTCCGCCGACCTCCGTAATCTCGAAGCGGTAATTCTGCCGGGCCTGTTCTTCCCGGATATGGTCGATATCCGCTTGCATCCCGTACTTCTCATAACGCACGCCTGTATTGCCGACCGGCCCGTACTTGCGGTGCCAGTCAAGGAGCAGCTTCGTCCGCTGTGTGAGGTTGAGGCGGTCGCGCACCATGTCGAGAACGTAAATATTCTGGTCTGGACCAAGCCCAAGCGCCCATCCGGACGTGTAATCGTTGGTCTTGCGCTTGCCATTCGCTGGGTCGAACAGCAGATAGGTATTCAGGCCCTTGCGCTCGACGGTATCATAATACCGCACCCATTCCCGGATAAATCCTTGCGTTTCGTCGGCCTTCGGGTTCTGCAGGAGCTGGCAGGCAAAGATATAAGGCCCCTGCTCCCTGCGCTTTTCAGCCAGGCGCGCGCGGGTCAGAAGCACGGGTTCGCCGTCGACCGTGCCGTCGGCGGTGGCCGGATAGATCCGGGGAACCGCCGTCTGACGGTCCATGACCGAGCGGTATGTGTCGTTGAAATGATAT